ATACGTCTTGGGTGCTTTCTCAAGCAATGATATTGCCCGTGAGTGGGCAGCGAAGGAAGAAGAATACAGGGGCGGGAAGTACAAAGCGGAAATCATACGCTGGGGAATAGACAGCCCGACCGAACCAGCGTGGTTGTAAAGCGTGATTTGTCAGATGCTGAAATCGAGGAACTTGGAGCTCAGGAAGCGGAAAGCAGGGGTGATAAATGAGCACGGACGAACAATATAAGCCGATTGAATTTAGGGAAAAGTATGTGTGTAGTGACCAAGACGAAATAGGATGGGCATTGGGCAAGGTTCAGCAGTATGCAAAGGAGCATGATTTGGTGATGTATGTAATCCGCAAGAACGGATTTTATTACATGACCGATGAATATAAATCTGTTGGTAAACGTGTTGCGATAGTTTACCCTGGAGGACGAACAGAAATCGGAAACGCATACGAGGCTAAAAAATGAAACCAGGATTGCCAAGAATAAAAAGTATTGGGGCAGTGTTGAAATCTTATTTTGATTACTGTGGAAGGTGCGGAAAAAAAAAGAGAGATTGTTGATGGCTACACAAATTTTGGTAGTCCGTATGATGCTGAACCACCAGAGCCAGTAAATATTTGCGCGAAATGTGTAGAGGAAGAAGTAAAAATGTGGATTGCGTTAGATACAATGCCAGCCCATTGGATACGGGCAAACTACGAAACAAAATTAGCTGAAATTTTGGGTTTTGAGTGGGTTTATCTACCAGGATGCTCATGGGGGGCGTGGCAACCCATAGAGGGAAGGTTGAATAAATGGTTACCAAAAAGCCATCAATAACATACGAGATACATAGCAAAGACGGAAAAGACCACCGGGTGGTTACTGTTGAAAAACCGACAATGGCATATTTTTTGGCGCTTGAGTTAATAAAATTTAGGCGATTGCCGGCAGAATTTCCAGATTTAGGAATAACTATATTAAAGGCAGAGGACAGATGAAACCAGAAGACCGCAAGCGGCTGAAACAGCATATTGAAATGATTGTGGAGCACAAGATACCATCAAACGTTGTTTTTTGTCCGAACTGTGAGAAAGACACCGAGTGCATTCATACGGCAGAATTGTACGAGTGTAAAGATTGCGGTGAGGACTTCGCGAAATATATTGTGTCACGCAAACCGGCTAATTCTGATGTTTCAGTGACACAGGATGTTTTAATGGATATTAAAACAGGGCGATCCGTTGAAAATAATAATCCTGATTATTATAAAGCCGAACTCGCCCGCCGTGATGCAGATATTGTCACGCTGAATAACCGCTTGACCGATGCGGTAACGCTGAATGGTGAACTGGTGGAGAAAGTCGAGAGCCGTGACGAGATTATCGCAAGGCTGAAAGAAGATGCGGAGAGGTTGGCGATGCACGCTTACTATGACGAGTATGAGGGGCTTGAAGCCGTTTCCCTGCACCGTGCGCTGATGACAGAACTTAATCAAACAGGAGAATTGAAATGAAAAGATTTGTAGAGAAGTTTATGTTTTGGTTCGTGTGGAAACTTCCCCATTCGTTGATTTACTATTGTGCTTTGAGAGCCGCCGCTAATGCTACGTGCGGTGAGTTTGGCAACAAAACGCCAGATGAAGTAAGCATTATGAATATGATAGACGCTTGGGGCAAGAAACGTGGGGGAGATAAATCATTCCGTGCGCTGATGAAGGAGTTGGAGAAATGACTGACTATTCCAAGATGACTGACGAGCAGGTGAACGAGGCGATAGCCAGAATAAAGGGTGTGGGCTATGGCATAGAAATTATTAATGGTCGCCCGATGGTCGCAACGATTGATATTGGCAGATATGCGGAATTACCCCGCTACACCCACGACTGGCGATTGGCGGGGGAACTGCTGGAGGAACTCGGACAAAGCACGCCGGTTGAATTGACGAGGTTACACAATCTTGACAAATGGGGGTTTGGGATAACTGGCAACGAGCCGGATGTTTATGGCTCCACCCCTCAACGTGCCATCTGTGAAGCGTGGCTGGCGTGGAAGGAGCAGAGATGAGCTACCTGTACTTCAATCTGTGGAAGACTTTATTAGGAACAAGTGATAAGGAGAATGAAATGACTGTCAAGTTCACACCAGAGTACTTCCAGTTTGTGATGAAGTTCCTGCTTGACGCAACTGCAGGCAGGTACGATGCAGGATTGACCCTGGAAGAGCAGCGCATCCTGCTTCGGGGAATCCAACTACTTCGCAGGCAGAACATCCAGCTCGAGAAGAGGCTGAAGGCTGAGATGCGACGAAATGATGAGTGGTTTGAGATTACATCAGGTGTATAATGGATGCCGACAACTTTGAAAAAATAATGGAACCGTTCCTTAGGAAGCCGTATGCAGAGTTCACTGTTGAGTACGCTGCATCCGATGAACATCGTATAATCAAGTGCTACTCGGCGGAGTATGTCAAAATTCTACGAGCAAAGATTACCCGCTTAGAGAACAAAATCAAAAAGTTGGAAAGCAATCTATGAAAAGCCGCAAAAGAAAAGGCCCGCCGAAGCGGGCCATTTTGTTTATTTGTTGTAGTAGCACGGGGACTTCAGCCTGCAGTAGGCACATGCATCCCTGACAACCTCCTGCTCCCACTCGTGATCCTCTACCCCCTTCCACATCCGCTGAACCATTTCAAATACCTTGCTCTGGTAGTCCTCCCGCTCAGTGGTGATGGTGTAACCTGCTGGCGCACCAGGTGTCTTGGTGAGGATGAGATGGGTGAACTTACCCCCGTGCCGGTGATCCCCAACAAGGTCCAGGGCCGTCAAGTAAAAGTCTGGTTGAACCTCCTCATCGGCTCGGCCCTCTTCCCAGTCCCACTTGCTCGTCTTGATGTCATAGGGATGTCCATCATCATCAATGATGTCAATGTAACCTATGATTGGTAGCGGTACCCCCGGCACCTCAAACTCTACCTTGACTTCAATCTGCTCCATGGTGGATACCTTTATTGTGTTGACCAGGTACTGAATCATCTCGCTTTGCAGGATCCCCATCCCGGTCTTGACCAGCTCATCGAACTCGGGCTTTAGAATCCTAATCTTCGACTCAGTCGCTGCACTTCTCAACCACTCTGCAAAGTGGGCGGTATTCTCATTGTCTAAGCCACCAAGAAGTAAGGCCTGCTGAACCGTCCGGTGTATTGCAGTCCCAAAAGCCAGCGGTGCTGTGGGTGCCGATGTAATGCCGTACCTGTACTTGAGCCACCACTCCCGTGGACAGCGGTTGAACAGCGCGATGCTCGAGTAGGATAAGTGTTGTATCTTCAGGTTTTCCATTGCTCTCCTTATGTGATGAGTGAGTTGCTTGCGCTCTCAGATAGGGTTACCCCGGTCCACACATACTGTCCGCGGACTTTGGTTCTATCTGGTTGTTGTAACTTCTTGCCCATCCTCTTTCCAAATGCGTCAGAGGACATGATGTACCTAACACCGTTGTCTCGGCACCACCGGCTGAACACCTGGTAGAGTTCCGATCTCGGAACTACGCTGTTAGGCTTCTCAAGCATGCACTCATCATAGAAAGTTTGAATGATGTCCATCTCTGTTCTGTAGCCCGCAGTTGCGGCAGTCACCTCTTCGGGATCCTTCAATCCCCCGTCAATCCACTCCTTTGCACCTTGGATGCACCAGGCTAAGATGCCCTCTTTCTCGGATGTCAGCATATCATCAACATAGTCTCGGCTCTTGCGGTACTCAGCAGGAATTGGCTTTATGAAGGGGATCAACTTGATGCGTCGCCAGATTGCATCACTCATGCCCCTAATGACCGGCTTCTCATTAGTCCTAATCCACAGTTTGAAAACCGGCGAGAACTCAAATGGCTCTTTGAACTTCTTGCACGCTTGAAGGGTATCACCGCCGGTGATCTGCTTCACCAGGGCCTCTGACAGCTTTTGGTTTTCATCAGCCTCATTCATCGATACCAGCCGAACACCAGGCAACTTTGCCAAGCTGGAAGATACACGGTTGTCCATGTCAGGTGAGGTGATCACTTTCATGTCACTCATCTGTGAGTATGGCCCGAGCAGCGACTGCAGTGTTTCTAAGATGGTTGACTTTCCATTGTTACCCTGCTCGCCCCAGCAGATGAAGAGGCACTGTTCGGCCGTGCTCCCTGTCAGACTGTAACCAACTGCCCGCTTTATGTACTCTACTAAGTGCTGGTTGTGGTCAAATGCCAGTTCAAGAGTCCTAGTCCAAAACTTGTACTTCGCATTTGGGTTGTAGTCAATGTCAATGTACTTGGTTATCATCAAGCTCGGGTCATGCGGTGTCAGTTCTCCAGTCCGCAAGTCAACTACCCCATTGCGGACATTTAGCAGGAATTTTGTGTCACGGTTATCTAGCTCTCCCATTGTTACTCTAATGGAGGGCCGCGTGCTTGCTAGACTAACTGCGGCACGCAACCTGCCGATGTTCAATGAGTTCATTGCCCATTGAGCTTTTGCCACCGCGGCTTTGAAGTTTTCCGGTACCTTCGACTCTTCCAGTGCCTCGTCTCGAAGCATCAGCATTGACTCAGTTGCCAAGTTGATGATCCTTGCATCTTCATCATCGGGCACCCAGAATCTTTCATTCCACACAAGCCAATCAAAGCCAGGTGCGTAGCGGATTCGGTCACCGTACAACTTTACAATGCGGTCGGCATTCTCGCTGTCGTTCCACCTTTGTGAACTCTTGCTTCGGGCTGCCCGCTCTTGCTCACCTCTCTTGTACGCACTTTCTACTGTTCTCTCAATCTCCTCATCTGGAATGTCGGAAGCTCCAGAAGTGTCGCGCCATGTCTTCATTGTCGTCAACGCAAACTCCATGGGTGCTTCCTGCCTAGCAAGCAGCAGTGCTTGGTGGAATATTGAGTTGTTGCGGTTACCCCGCTCCATTGCTTCGCCTAAGTGACCGGCATCATCGGGTGATCCCGCAGTCATTGCTTGATGCAGCCACCTGGGAAGCTTCTCCGGCTGCTTATCCCATGGGGCATGTCCCGCAACCCACTCATAAGCAGTCCCATTAGCGTGCACCGAAGGCGGGATGACCACCTGACCATTTTCACCACGAACATCAATTCCCGCGTACCCAGGAATTGATGCGTTAGTGATGGCCATGTCCGCCGGAACAGTGAAGTAGTAGTGCTCTCCGCCTCCGCCGGTCCGGCATACCACAGTGTCAATTTTCTTGTTCAGGGTCAGGCGCTTCCACTGAATGTCGCCCCCGTGACGTGGGTCAATGTCTATGACTATGACCCCTGATCCTCTCCCAGTTGCGAGTCCCCAGTTGCACCCTGGAAAGGAGTCTTCCCATGCCTGCACCGTTCCTTCATCCGATGTGGCTTTGGACGTCCAGTTGGATATTAGTGGAACTTTCCTGCCCTTTGCGAGAGGCAACACGCGGTAGTTCAAAGATATTAGTTTTTGAATGTTTTCATTCATGCCTTCATTATATCTACTCTTCGGGATAAGTGCACATAGGTCAGGGCATCTGGAACAACTAGTACCATTTGTCATAGACTATCTATGACATTTGGTATTAGTACTGCCCCGGTGCTTGGAGTTAGAATGGTTCTATCAAATTCAAATTGAGGAGAGAGCGAAATGATGTATTCAAAGGAAATGATTGCCGAAAAGATTACCACTGACCGCAACTGGACCGAGCGCGCCGTGGTTGCAATTTACCGCAAGCAGACTTCCCAGGAAGTCAACAGCATGCGGACCATCGAGCACAACAATGTCGGGTTCAACGGAGTTGATGCTCCCATCATGACCAGCTTCGCTGAGTGGATTCTTCGCGGACGCCGCCTGACCCCGAAACAGCTGTCCCTGGCCCAGCGCAAGATTCGCAAGTACGCTGGTCAGCTTGCTTCCATTGCTGAGCAAGGCAGTGCCCCTGCTTCCGTAGTTCAACCGAAGTTGGCTAATGTGTTTACCTCCAGCCAATTCAGTAAGGTCAACTCCAGTGTGGTTTGCCAGGAAGCCTCCACCCTGCAGTTTACTCCTGATGAGTTCATCTCCATTGATGGCAAAGCCTACCGCTTCGCAGTTGCTGAAAAGAATGCAGACGGCGAGCTTCAGGAGTGGGTCTACACCGCTGAAGATGCTTCAAACACCATTTTGGTTGTCAGAATTTTCAATGACTAAATCTGTGACAAATGTCACAGACTTTCTATGACATTTGGTATTGTTATTCACCAATACCCCGAGATAGAATAGAACTATCAAATTCAACAAACACTCGGAGATAAAAAGATGAAGCTGACCAATCGCACCTACGGAGTTGAAATCGAGTTCCTTGAGAAAACCGGAAACGCCAGTGCCGAACGCAGTCTGATTGCCCAGGCCCTCCGCAACGCAGGACTCGAAGCCTACAGTGAAGATTACAACCACACCACCCGGTCATACTGGAAGCTCATCTACGATTCATCCGCTGGACATGAGCTGGTCAGCCCGGTACTAAGCGGTGAAGATGGTTTCCGCCAAATTGAAGTAGCCTGCAAAGTTTTGAATGACATGGGCTACACCGTAGACAAATCCTGCGGCTTGCATGTTCACCACGGCGCTAACGACCTCTCCGCTAAGGAGATTACTTCAGTCTTCGCAATCGCGATGAAGTGGGAAACTGTCATCGACCTCTTGGTTGCCCCCTCCCGCCGGAACAACACCTACTGCGAGAGCAACAACCGCGAAGGCACCACCGTTGACGGAACAAAGGCAGCCCTCAAGAGACTCCGCACCGCGGGTGCAGAGCGGTACGGGCGGAACAGCCACACCCGCTACCTCAAAGTCAACTACGAGGCTTACCTCAAGCACGGGACCATTGAGTTCCGCCAGCACCAGGGCACCTTGGATGCCGCAAAAATCATCAGCTGGATAGTCATGACCCAGAACTTCATCACCAAGGCAGTCGAGCAGGGTGCTTCCTACACCGTCTCACAGACCGGCGTCTGCTTCAAAAGATTCCGCGACATGCTGGGCTGCAACGGTTCTGCCCTTGAGGACAATGCTTACGTCAAGATGGCAGCCAAGACCATGCTCGAAAGATGGACAAAGTTCAGCGGCGGCCGCAACAGCTACTCACCAACCATTTCATAGGAGACAACATGAAAGCAAAATTTGTACTCCGCTTCAAGAGCGGAACCAATTACATCGGAAGGACCCCTGGTGAAGTAGTGGACAACCTTAAGAACGCAAGTCCCTTCACCGCCAACCAGAGCAGGTACTCTTACATGCGGGGATATTCAGCTAGGTATCACAAGTTGTTCGGCAGGTACCTAAGCACGTGGTCACCCATGGCTTTTCTTGTGTCACTCGCATCAACGGATGAAATTGAATCGTTCTCAATTATGAAAGGAGATAATGATGACAGCAAACTTATTCGGAAGTAGGTTCGTAGGAATCCGCCAGCCAGCCTGGCACGGCCTGGGAAAGGTACTTGACAATCCAGTGCCTGCTACCCAAGCAGTCCGCGACGCTGACATGGACTTCAGCATCATCAAGAGTCCGATGTACGCATCCATCCAGGATGGTACTGGGGTGGTCAAGGTCAACACTGACAAGGTCGGCATCTTCAGAACACCGACACCCGATGACCCATCCTACCGCTTTTTCGGAGTGGCATCTGAGGACTACGCAATCATGCAGAACATGGAGATTGCAGAGGTTGTAGAGCCGCTCACTGAGAAGTGGCCCGTCGAGACAATCGGCGCACTGGGCAATGGTGAAACAATCTTCATGTCGCTGGATGCTGGGGACGCCGAAGTTCATGGCGAGCAGTTGAAGCAGTACTTCCTGCTGACAGACACCCGCAACGGAGGTACCTCAATGAAGATTGCCTTCACACCGGTCCGGGTGGTTTGTCAGAACACCCTGGTCAGCGGCCTCCGCTCATCCATCGTGTCTTCCGCACTGACCCACACACCGAATGTCGCAAAGCAGCTGTCCGCACGGGTGGACCTGTTACAAAAAATGCAGCAAGCGCTGTCCTCGACAATGGCGACTTTTGAACAGCTCGCATCCGCTGCCATCACAGAGAACGACGCAAGGGCAATATTTGAGGCGGCCTATCCCATGCCCTCAAAGGCAAAGAAGATTGACTTGCTTGAGGGGTTCGACAACACCACGGGACCGGAGATGCTAGGTGCCTTGTATGATGAAGCAACCATCGCCCAAGAAACATGGCTATATTACTGCGGTCGGGTTGAGGCATTCCGCGATGGGGCAACGGCGAACTACCAGCGGTTGTGTGATGAGCACACTGGGGTTGCCGGAACAGCATGGGCCGCATACAATGCAGTCGTCGAGTTCGCCGACTTCCGCTACGGCTCCAACTCAGTTCAGGAAAGTACACTGTTCGGTGCTCGGGCCGCGGAAAAGAAGAGGGCGTTCGCTCAATCGCTTGAGTTTATCCGCTAATCGAATCAATTAGACAAAAGGAGAGAAAATGACAAAAGACAAACAGCACGAGCACGTGGTTGAGGCAGCACTTCATGCAATGGTCGAAGCAACTGGCAAGTCAGAGGCGGAACTAAGCGGTCACCTTGACCCAAAGATTGCAAAGTTCTACGCTCAGATTTTGACCCTGGCCGGAACCGTGCTTGACAAGGCAGACATCAACTTCATGAGTTCATCACCCTTCACTGAGCTTATTGCACTTAATGACGAGATTCAGGAGTACGCTAAGACCCGCACAATTGCAGGAAAGCTCACCAACTCTGATGGTCATGTCTGCGATGTGTTGACTGACATCATCCGCAACATTGCTTATCTTGCACTGGGGCGGGTAGTCGGGGCAATGAAAGACGCGCTTCAGCTTTCAACGCCAACTTGGAATGCCAAGGAGGAGAAGATAGAGATATAAGTAGTTGAAACAGCAGGAACATGGGAAAGCACCAATTCCCATGTTCCTGGGATCACTTCTAACACACTTAGAGGCACACCATATATATACTTGAGGTATGAAAATATGAAAAAAGTACTGCTAACAGGGATGACATCCAACCAGTGTAAGGCGAATCGCACGAGTAATACCTTCTATAGCGGGTCCCGTGCCCTCTATGAGGTGCTGAGTAAGATGGAGGGGGTAGAATTTCAGCACGGCAATCCGCAGGACTATGACTTCGCTGAGTTTGACACGGTGTTCGTTGGGCTGTACGCAATGAACTCGCTCGGGAGCGCATCAAGGTCCGGAAATGTTTGCGAGCAACTGCTCAAAGCTACCAAGAGTCACACCCATGTAATCCTCCACTATGATGACTGGCACGTGCACTCCTTCAGGACCGGGGTGAACGCGATGCTGAAAGAAAAGAACCCGCGCAGGCTTTACTCAATGTTTTTCAAAGACAGGAACATTGACAGCATGGTTCAAGCAGTTATGGAGTGGGCCAGCCGCATCAGAAGTGGCGAGCTGAAGTATGACTTCCTACTTCCAATGATGGGATGGGCGAGCCATAAAGTGAACACGGTTGGAGGGACGATGGGGATCCCCGGCGCGTTCTTTATCCCGTATGACTACTGCGGTGCATTCTCAGTTATGGACAACCTGCCCGTGCAAACAAAAGAGCGCGGATGGGTGCTGGCAACAAAGTACGACTACTCGGAGTATGTCAACTCAAAGAACTTCAAGTGGCCAGTCATTCGCTATGGTTGCAAAAAGAACGGAGATAACTACCTACCAACAGAAGAGGACATGGTCAGAGCCGCCTACACCAAGTACTGGGGACTTATATCACATCCATATCCAGCTAAGCTGCGCGGACAAGGTAGAGACAAATTCATGCTGGCATCCTGGACCAACTCAATCATCATCAGTGAACCCGGCGAAGCGGACAACGTGCCTGAGTATGCAGTGCAACCCGCTGACATCGAACAAATGAGTGACCAAGAGCTTCAGTCACTTGCTGACTCCCAAAAGAAAGCTTATACCAGGGAATCTTGGTCTTATGAAAAGGTAGCACAACTAGTGAGGGACCTAATATGAAAGTACTGGGCACGAACATCTACGGAGGCGGTTTCGGCCATGGAGTTAGGAACGGCGGCGCAAACCTGCTTGGCACGGTTGAAACCTGGAAGCCGGGGGTTGTACTCGCCGACCTACTTGGCATCAAGCAACTTGACGTTCCAGTCAGAGCAGACATGGTCATAATGAACCCCCCGTGCTCGAGGTTTTCATCAATGAGCACACAGCACTACTCAAAGGAGGACAAGCATAATCTTGATTTGTTCTGCGAACTTAAGTCTGGGCTAGAGTTTGCCCGAGAAGCAGGTGCAAGTATCATCTGGTGGGAGAACGGTCCGATTACATTTACATCAGGGCGGGACATCATCAGAGGTGCGCATGAGTTTACTAAAGCAAAGAGCACCTTAGTACTAAAGCTTGACCCATCCTACGCGGGACTGGCGCAACTCAGGCCAAGAACCCATGTAATTCACTTCATGGACGATGTCAAACTTGGCCCTCTTCCAGACAGGGTTGATGTGAACGCACCAGTTTATGACTGGGTGCGCAACCGCATAAAGGATGATACCGAGCTTACACCGGCACCGGACTTCAGGTACTTTACAAATGAGGACCCAGTCGCAGTCATAAAGGCCTATGAGGGAGTCAAGTGCTTCAACTCATGCAAGCCCGCTCTCATCCGCGAGAACCAGCGGTATGCCTATGCAGTATTGTCATCAAGGCAGTTCGCATGGGAGAACCACAACCGCTGGTGGTCAGTGCCTGAGTATGCGGCTACGATGACTTATCCGGCCAATGCTGATTACGCCTCACTGAACCTTCCCATCTATAAGATGCTCCCGCTGTTCGCTAAGTCAGTCATGCCGGAAGTAGCACGGTTTGTTTACTCTAAAATCATCCTGCCGACTCTCGCAGGTACAGTCAAAGGCTCAGAACAAGCTGTCCAAGAAAGCGATGGGCTGTACTATGCGCGACTGCTAGCGAAGTACAAAGCAAAAGATGAGTTCAGCAGATGACAAGTGTCACATGACATCAATGACATTGTACACGGTTCATATTTGAGGACACAGTTTACAATTGAATCTCAAGGAGGTGATTATGCCAATCGGACGAAGAGGAAAAGTTACAGCAGTAAAGGTTGAGGAGTTCAATCAGGTGTATGAGGGCGAGATTGTGGAACTCAACACAATGACTGGGATTCCTAAGAATGTCCCACTGCTCGAGCGGGTTACATTAGATGAGTTGATAGCAGCCTGTCTCATGCGGTTCGGTAAGCAACCATCCAGGGTTTTCAAGTTCAATCGTACTATGGGACCGCTGTATTGCACGGTCATATCGGAGATGATGGAATGATTATTCTCATTGACGGCCCAGAAAAGGCTGGAAAGTCCACACTTGCCAAAGTCCTTGCAGAGCAGCTTCACGGGACAATTCGCAGGTGGGGCCCAGTTGACCCAGATGATAGGGTGTACACGCCTTTTCTGAAAGAAGACAGCATGTCTACCCGCTGGTTCATCTGGGACCGCGGCTGGCCAAGTGAGCATGTGTACGGCAAGTTGCTCAACCGCGACCGCCGGCTTACATCAGACCCATGGTTAGGCGAGTGGCTACACGGGCGCGCAGTTCAGACTTCTGGGGTGCGGATAATCCTGCTTCCAACTGGGGCAGTCGACACTGGGGATCTACGTGATAGCAGTGACCTACCGGTGAATCCCCGCGCTGAGTTCGAGGCATTCATGCAGTACGGCAAGGATTTTGATTACCTCATGCTGACCAATTACTACACAGAAGAAAGCGTGCTCTCAAATGCCGAACTAATCATCAGCAGGCTGGGGGCTGCAAACATCATGCCTCCGCCCAAGTACGCAGGTTACCCAAACGCAAAAGTGGTGTTTGTCGGTGAGCGCAGGAATGACAAGAGCAAGATGATACCGCCAGGTTCATGGCTACCATTCACATCAAGATTGACTTCAGAATTAGGAAGGAGACTAGGACCAAAAGCAATGCAGTGCGGGTGGACAAACGTTGGCGATGTTCCGCTCGAGTTCTTAGCCAACAAGTTCGTTGTCGCATGCGGAGAGGTTGCAGCTGAGTGGCTCGAAGACTCTGGGATCGCGCGACTGGTCATCCCGCACCCTGCTTGGTTGTACCGTTATAACACTGCGGCAGCTCGAAACAAACGTGACCTAACAGACAAAATTCTAACACTTATAGGAGACTTTCAAAATGAGCAAAACCCCTGAGCAGCTCAAGTTCGATAACATGGTTGAGGACAGTGGTACCGACATTGTCCCTGTCGAGGAAGAGGCCGCTGCGCCTTTGAGCGTCTACTCCGACCGCCCTGTGTTCAATCCCGAGGACATTACACCCCCGGTCATGAAGCTTCTGCAGGCCCTTTCACCCGAAGTGGTTGAGGGTAGCGGAAAAGCCGGACAGTGGTCACTGTCTGGGTTTGAGCCTCGTGAAGCAGTTACCCTGGTGCCCATCTCATTTGCCCGCCGTCGCGAGTACCGAGCAGATGATGAGCCGGTGCTGGCATGTGTCAGCTTCGACGGTGAAGTTGGTGAAGGCACTCCTGGCGGATACTGTGCTGACTGCCCCATGAACAAATGGACCGGTGAGGGCAAGAACCGCCGCGGACCGCAGTGTGTCTTCATGTACTCTTACATGGCGTACATCGCTGAGTTCGACACCGTCGCGCTCATCAACTTCAAGCGGACCGGCCTCGCTGTGGGCCGCACGCTGAACAGCATCGTTGCCCGCTCTGGCATGTCAGCAGTTGCGGTGAAGCTCCAGTCAAAACTGCAGTCTGGGACTAAGGGGTCGTACTACATCCCGCAAATTCTGCCGCTGTCTGGAGAAGCCGCCGCTGAACCCATCGCCAAAGCTAAGGCCCTCTTAGGAGCGTAATGAACAGACCCGCACTTGCTGCAGTCATGATGGCGAACGCGCTTGTGTGGGCCACGCGAAGCACGTGCTCCGGCCGCGCGTCGGTCGGGGCCGTGCTTGCGACAAATGACGGGCGGATCATCGCTACTGGTTACAATGGTTCGCCCGCTGGCCAACCACACTGTAATGAAGTTGGATGCACGCTTGATTCAGACGGTCACTGTGTTCGGTCAATACACGCGGAGGAGAATGCAATCCTCCAGTGCGCAAAGAACGGGGTGTCAAGTGTTGGGTTGATAATGTACGTGACCCACTCCCCGTGCAAGCGGTGTATGTCAAGAATCATCCAAGCCGGCATTACAAGTGTACTTTATCTACAGCCGTACGGGGATGTGTATGAAATGCTGGGATCTTTCAAAGACCTAGACATTCCAGTACATCCATTATCACCAAATGAAAGGAGTGCTTTGAATGAATTACTACTCACGGTATACTCGGACAATACTGAACTCGGGTACAAAGATAACACCACGTGGACTTCCGGTCATCGCTAAGTACAACGTCACTTTTGCCACGGTTCCCGGATTCACCTACCGACGCGAGAAAGACAACCCGCTTATTGGTTTTATGGAGGGACTGCAGTTCATCGCAGGGATAGGTGACCTTGATGCAATTGCGCGGGTAGCGCCCCATGCTGACCTATCCCTCTTTACTGGGCAATCAATCTACGGTCCTCGTGCTGGGGATCAAACTCAATGGGTCATCGATGAGTTGAACAAAGACCCAGACTCGAGACGTGCTACAATCATCATCTCAGACCAACATGAACCGCTTGAGACACGGGCATGCACCACATGCATGCAGTTCCAGAAGATTGGACATGAGCTCTTAACCATTGTGTCAATGAGAAGTTCAGATGCGGTGTACGGCTTACCTTATGACCTTGTGCAGTTCGGCATGATGAGTCAAATGATAGGCTGCTGCACTGGGGCAGTAGCAACCAGGCTTGTTATCAACATCGGTAATGCCCACATCTACGAGAAGACTGCTCATCTTGCTACGTCGAAACATACGCCCTGGTCATTTACCTTGCCACGAGTTAGCGATAAATTTGATGACTGGGTATACTGGGCTAAAAAGGAAATGGACGTGCTGACCATGTCATTAGTCAAAGAAGAGTTTGATTTCAAAGAAGAGAAGGAAGACGGCAGGGGTTGGTTATGAACATCATAACGGATGTCAGTGAGGCCTACCACATCCTTGAGCAGGAAGATGAAATAGCATTTGACTTAGAGACTTCAGGTCTAAGTCCGTGGCGCGACAGAATTGCACTGATGCAGTTCTGCGGCCGCAAGTCAAATGTTCCCATCCTAATCCGCACGCCGAGTGGAATGGTGCCGTCAGCTATTGAAACACTCTTCAGGCACGGCAACCGCTTGTTCGTTGGACACAATGTTGCAGCGTTTGACATCTTATTCCTGGGAACGCATGGCGTTCCGTGGGAGCATTCCCGCTGGTACGATACCTTGATAGGTGAGGGGATCATATCAACCACGGGAAGACGGGACGTGTCAAGGACGCTGAAAGACTCAGTCCGCAGACGGCTGGGCATGACACTTGACAAAGACATCGAGCACGGGCACTGGGAGAATGAGGTACTGTCCGAAAGGCAGAAGGAGTACGCTGCAGGGGATGTCATCTACCTACTTGAGCTTATGGATGAACAGCGGGCAAAGGCAGATGCCCAAGGTCAACTTCAAGCACTTGACATGGAGACTGAACTACTAAAAGTGGTGTCTGAGATGACGCTGAACGGGGTTCCCATGCGACGGGACATCATCAATGAATGGCTAACTGAGCAGGTTGTAAAGCAAGCCGAGTCTAAAAAGTGGCTTTTAGAAGAGCTCGGTCCAATCAACCTCAATTCACCAGTTCAGAAAAAGAAAGCCGCAGAGCTAAAGGGCGTGCTCCTCAAAGACACCGCCGCGGAAACACTTCAAGAGATTGCCAACTATGGAAGTGGTTATCCTCAGAAGTTAGCCCAAATGTTATTGGACTACAGCGCCCCTGCACAACGGCTAAAGATGTACAGCGAAGCATGGCAGAACATGCACATAGTTGATGACTGGGTGCACCCTAGATACTGGCAAACAGGGACAGACACGCTTAGGTTTTCAAGCTCAGACCCCAACTTTCAGCAGATTCCAAAGGACGGCAGAAAGATTGTTGGCAACATCGAAGGCTTGACAATGGTGAATGCAGACTACTCGCAAATTGAAGTGCGGATAGCAGCTCAGATTGCGTCGGATGAAAAGCTCATAAGCGTGCTTCAGGATGGGGACGCTCATACAAATGTGGCATCTCTGATCTTTGGCATTCCGCCTGAGAAGGTGACATTTGACATGCGTCGGGCAGCTAAGGCTGCAACATTCACCTTGCTATTCGGAGGAAGTCATCATCGGTTGTATACAAGTGCGAGAAGCATGGGATCTGAAATGACCGAAGATGAGGCATACGACATATTCACCAAGTTCTTCCAGGTGTTTGAGGGACTTCGCAGAATCAGAGAGCGGGCAATGGGAATGTCACAAAGGCGAGTAGTGACAATCCAATTTCCGAATTCAGCGAAGAGGGTGCTAGTTGGACGGAACGTCACGCCAGCTCGCATACTCAACACTGCGGTGCAGGGCCCCGCCGCAATAGGTATGAAATACGCACTACTTGAAGCTAAAAAGAACGGGATCATGCAGTACATCGGGGCCACCGTGCATGACGAGTTGGTGGCGACTGTCCCAGACAACCTCATTGAAGATGTGAAGGTTCAACTGGAGAAGTCAATGATAGACGGAATGCACCGTGCATTCCCTGACATGCTAGTAAAAGTGGAGGTGAAGTGTGGCAAGCACTGGCAATCGTAGCATAATGGAAGAAAGGGCCGACTTGGCAAAATCCCTTGACGGGATGATGGGCACTTTCGCAGAAGACGTGTTGACAGGACTAATGTCACTGTCAAAAATCCATGAGGGAACTAACTGCTTAGTCGACCATTGCGGCGCACCGCTGACTGCAGTCATCGGAGAAAAGGACGTGCTGCGGACTTATGTCCTTGCACTGATGGTTGAACTGGGCGAGTTCGTGCAGACGCTTAATTGGAAGCCCTGGAGGGACGTTCCTGACAAATCCAGGGATAAAACCCTAGATGAATTTGCTGACATCTTAGCGTTCATTGGAGTGCTTCTCACAATCCTCAAAGCACGGGGGATCTCAACTCTTGATATTACTGAGGCGTACATTGCAAAAGAACGCGTGAACATCAGTAGATTCATCGCCGCAATGGAGAGTCGCAATGCCAATGACTAAGGTTATTGATTATGAAATGATGATTGAGTGCATTAGGACCGAAGTGAAAAAGGCACTTGCTAATGAGCGTAAGCTTATCACCATATCATCAGGCTTTATAACCACTCAAGAACGTGAACTTCGTGAGATGAGAATCAGCGGAATGGAGCAGGTGCAACGTGTGGTTGAGGGTATCATCATTGACTGCACCATCGGAGAGCATAAACCACCCCCGAAGGTTGAACCACCTAAGAAGCTGAAGTACTACCAGCGATAACTGAAGTAGAGCAAACCGCCTGCATAAATTGCAGGCGGTTGCTTCAGGAGGGATGAATGGCTTTATCCAGAATGTGACTTACCGATTAGTGGCAAACCGCGAACAGCAGTGTAAGTGAGCTTTGATCCCAGCAGCATGACAACAAATGAAAGTATGTACCCAGCCACAACAGCAATTTCACCTAGTGCTGAGTCAATGATGGCAGGATCCCAGTCTGGGATGAGCATGCGTGCGATGTAAAGCGCAAGCACGCCTACCAAATTGAATCCGGCCACCCACTTGTCTGCGGTGCCATCCTGCACTACGTTGAAGTACTTGAGGATGTTCACCACTACCGACACGAACGCGGCAAATCCAACCAGCGCTCCAACTTCTACAACAATTTGTTCAAACATGATTCATCTCCTTTACTTTCCGTTAGAGTATTTTACAGCTTGCGCCATTGTGATAGGTGTCAAACTGTTTTCAACCAACTGATTACACAAAGCCCTGTTCCAAGTCTGCATGTTCTGCAGTTCTTCTTCCAACTTGTCAACACGCAAGTTTAGGTCATCATAATTCTTCTGCGCTTTGGCCAATGCATCTTGGTACATAGAAAATGTGTCAGCTTTTCCTTTCCGCAATCCCCCGTAAGCTACCAGCAATGATATGATTACAGAGGCAATTGCAATGTACCCTTCATAGCTCATATTTCACCTGTGCCTAAACCAAGATAGCGACGCGCTTGCCCCTATCAGCATTATTGTAATCAGTAGTGGAGCACGGACCCAGACCTGGTGCGTCATTCCAATCTCAATCCCGACAGCGCTTCTTGCGTAATAAGCCGACCAATAAAGAGCCATAACCGCGAAGCCAAACTTCAGGCCTATCCTGCGCCACCCCAACTTGTAGTATATCATCCGTTTAGCTTCCATGATCTCCCAGTAAGTTGCGTACATCCCAGCGATCACAATCATGACTTTCAACAGCAGCAAAGGGTCAAACATAGTTGCACCTCACACTAAATACCTAATCCCATTGTACACAATTGCGCACCACTGCTTTTGGCCCACTCGAGCCCAAATGTCATTTCCGTACTTCGCCTGTTCGAGAACTTCAACTTGGCTTCCGTTAGCCACCCAGCCAACAACATTGTACTCGGTTGTAGTGGGCTTACTTCTTACGTTCAGTCCAGATGCTGCATTGACAGTAGCAACGGTGATCTCTTTTTTCCACCCGAACTCGGGTGCTTCTGGAACTACGGGATCTTCCGCTGGTGGTGTAACAATGGGCGGGGTAGTGCCCAACCAAGATGACCAATCCTGCACGGTTCCGAGATAAGCGTTCAAATCAAGGGTGTTAGCTTCCATGCCGTATTCTTTGCCTTCGCCTATGCCGTCCTCATCGAAGTCACCATCACTTGCGTACTGCCAAATGCGGATGGGTCCCTTCCAGCCCTTGTCCCGTGCCGACTTGATGACATACTCAACACTGATGTTCCGATTGTACCAAGCTATCCACAAGTCCCTGTCTCTGAACCAGCTACCGAGAAGCGGGATAAAACCAAGAGAGCAGTAGATGCCGCACCTTCTGCCAGTCAAGCGGTCATACTCAGTCATCATAGCACGATACACCGCTGTCACCCTGCCCGCATTTAAGAAGGTGATCTTCCCACCGTAGGTGCTGGCTTCCATGTCAAGCATCATAGGAATCTCGCCGAAGTCATCCTTCAACCAAGCATAGCAGTTCTGGGCCTGCTTCACTCCCCACTGCGCATCTGTTATTCCCATGTTCGCATTCCGGTGCGAGTAGTAATCCCCGTACCAGTATGGCATTCTCTCAAGTCGGTTCTTAGCCTGCTTCCAGTTGGTATCGAACTTGGTGTCTTTTACATTACCGTAGCCAACGCGGATTCCCGCGAACGAAAAAGCGCTAGTTTTACTCCAGTCAATTGTGCCGTTGAATTGACTTACATCAATTCCCTTCACTGGCATCGCGCTGTATGATGTCATTCTCTAACTCCTTTATACGGTTGAGTAACTTATCTTCCACGTCTTTCAATGCTTCAACAAATCCATAAGGGTAAAATGTAGTTTCCTTGTAGAAGTCGAGGACTTCCTGCACGCTAGTATAAGTCATCATCTTCCTTATCTCCGAAGAACACGCCCAACATCAACACAATCCAGACTATCAGGACAAGCCCTGCTGACCCTACACAAATCAATCCGAGTATCTGCTAAATGCTCAGCACCATAACTCACCGATTATTCTTCCATAACTAACAGTACCGCCACTTGGAGTTTGTTGGATGTAACTTAAACCAGTTGCAAACGTTGTCATTATCGTCTGGCTTGAGCCGTGAATGCTAGAATCACTATCTTGCTTACCGTATTCGCCATGCCCCGGCGCTCCAGACGGGTCAATAGTTGAATACGAATACATCATTTGTGATTTGTTTACAGAGCCACCGATTGACCATTTTAGATTTACGCCGTTCGGGTCGCCAACTACGAAATCACAACGAGCAGCAGAACCGCTATACACATAAAGTGGTTTGAATAACTTGTTGTAGTGGTTCCATAGCCAGCGATACTGATAATAGTCATAAACGTTCTTGTCTGAATGGGTATAAAAAGTTCCCAAATATCTGCGTGTCGTTGCACCATTCTTTACATATACGCCATTCTGCCTCGTCAAGGCAGTTGCCCTTGTAGTGGTATTAGTCCATTTCGTAACTTCAAGCGTAGCAGTTCCAGAGTTGTTGTAACAAAACACATCATAAACACTTGAAGCATCCAGCCCACTAGTTGCTTGTGATAATTCAGTAAATGTAATTAATTCCCACTTACTTGACCCGTCATATAAAGCAATTGTGTCACCACAGTAAGGAGTATAGTAAACCGTAACACCTGCTTGGTCGGTTAGTATATCAGGATTCCCTGACGACATTGTTAGTCTTCCGTCAGCAGGTCTTAATTGAGTTGCATTCGCCTTCAATGCAATTTCAGCCCAATGAGCCGCTTCATTATCCCGAAGATAAGTATTCGCCCAGGCGGCGGTTGCTAAATCACCAGTATTTACGGTTGGTATTGCTGCTCTTGCCATCCAAACCTCCTAAAAGCCCCAAATCGTGGTCGAGCCCCATTCCGAATAACCCACTTCGCCCCATTCCCAGAATGTTCTCGCATCCATGCTCGCTTCTTTCAAGCCAAGCGTAAATTCGAAGAAACCGCCCGGCTTTCCTGTCCAATCAAGACTATGCACAAAGTATTCCTCATCCGTTCCAATCTGCGTAATCTTTACTTGTATCTTATCACCTATCTGAATGTCCTTGAACGCCCTTAGTAGAAACTCACTTCGATTGGCGACAAATGTAACATTTTCCACAGCCGTGCGCTTTGTCTTATACAGGTCAAGCATAACCGTTGCAACATCCTGAGCAACAAGCGGATTCTCTTGATACTTCAAATCAATAGTCAGTAACCGCCTGCCATCAGCGGCTACAAGAGTAGCATCTTCTACGTTGTACTCTACTGGTCGGTAGATGTAAACGCCTTTTCCTACTGACTGCAGAAACCAAATATACCCAAGATTCGCATTACCATTGGTCGCTTCCCATTCTGTACCATTCGTGCCAAACGTTGGCGTTATGGTCAGGTCTGCTGATATGTCTGTTCCCGAGCCATCATCAGCAGTATTGAATTTGAAATGCGTATTGGCAACAAGTGGAGTAACCATATCAATACCGCATACGGTTTCTGCTTCCATGTTCGGGTCTACATACCTGCCTACAAAAGTAACAGTATCGCCGGGGTCAATCGCTATCGGACTTTCAAGGTTGAACAAAACAGTAGTCGCACTTGCGTCTATCTTTCTCGGATAAGCGATTACTTTTATTGCATTGAAATACTCTTTTCCGTGAGTGACAGAATAATGTTTCATTGAGTTGTCGAATATAAAATCTTCTGCGTTACTGTTCTGTGATAAAGCTAATCCGCTTCTATCATCACGCCCTTCCGTAACCAAAACCTCTGCGGTCGCACCCTGATTGAGATATGTATATCCAATCTCTGTTTGTACTGCCTTGCCAACTTCAGCAAGCGCAAACGTCTTACTCTTTACGGTATCAAATACGCCAGCAAAAGTATCCTGACCTGTACCATAACTGGTAGCTAGTGGCGCTATTGGCATATTCGCAATAACCAAAGCAACGATTTCTTCCAACTTCTTGTTCTGTGTGTAAGCAGGAAGCCATAACTCGTGGTTGGTCATTTGTTCTATGTAATCTACTGCGGTAATTTCCGTAACTGCAAGCCCTATCTTGTTCGACAACCTGATGCCATCCGTAAGCACGGTTCCATAATACCTGTATTTCGTATCAGCGTCATATTCCAACTTCATCCGCAGGTGCATTCCTGCCTGAAATCCTGTCAAGCAAGAGATGTGATTAGGCGTGTATTTGTTTGATTCGTTCAATAAGGTCAGCGTTATCGTTCCAGTATCGGCTACCCTGTCATGATGCCCCCATCCGTGTATTCCGTTGCTTGACTTCACAACCCCAATTACATCAGCAGTAACATCAGTCCACACGCCAGCAGATAATTCCAGCTCATACGCAACGTCCGTATAGTAATATGCCATTACCCAAGAGCCCCAGCTTGCATCATGTGCTGTACCACCGCCTTACCTATTTCATTAGCGGTAGGTGCATTGAAAGTTACATCACCCTGGCTCGCAGAAGTAACTGGCCTAGACCCAGTTACGGTACCTTGCAGACTCAGGTCCGGCATAACTGCATATTGGTCAATGCCCTTCTCAAGCCCGAGCATCATCAATTTACCAAGTTCGAACATTGTCTTACTGGGACTGCCAAAGTTGAATATGTCATCCAGTCCGTCAAGGATAGTTTTACCGAAGTTTTTGATCCCATCAATCACTGAGCCGAACATGCTCTTGATGCCTTCCCACAATCCAGCAATGAGCTGTTTGCCCGCATCCCAAAGTTGCGGGACGAGCTTTACAATGGCCTGAACTATCTTTATAACAAGGTCACCCGCTGTCTTCATCAACACGGGTAGGTACTGTACAATTCCCTTGACCAGCATATTAATGATCTTGAGCGCGGCCTCAATCAGCTTAGGCAGTGCTACAATGATAGCACTTATAATCGCATCCACAATCACAGGAAGCTGCTCTATGATGATAGGAAGTGCATTTATAATCCCATCAATTAGTCCAATGATTATTGCAATCGCTGCATCTATCATCAGCGGCGCATTCTCAATAAGTATGTTCACCATGTTCAGCAGCATGTCGACCAATGCAGGGATCATCTTGGGCAGTGCGTCTGCGATGCCCATAGCCAACTGGAAGATGATTTGAAATGCTGCGTCGAGCATCATCGGGGCCAGTTCAATGATTGTGTTCACCAGTCCAAGCATGAGTTGAATCATCATCGGCATCATTGCAGGGATCGCGGTGATGAGTCCTTGAGCCAACCCAGTTGCAAGTCCAACAGCCGCAGCTGTAAGAGTAGGAAGCATCTCAAGGATCTTACTCGCCAACGAGCCAGCCATCTCGCCGATAGCACCCATTTTCTCCTCTAAGGGCATGCTGCTTCCAAGCACCTCTTTTAGTCCGCCTGCGAACTCATTCAGCATTTGCACGCCTTGTTCGATGTACGGCAAAAATGCTTGGCCAATAGTAGCTTTTATGTCGCCGAAGTTAGCTGCAAGGATCCTCTGCTGATTTGCCAGTCCCTTTGATGTTCTTTCAAAGTCACCTTGCGCTAAGCTGGTTTGCTCCATTACAAGCGCGTAAGTTGCCTGGGCCTTTGCTGATGCAGTTATCGCACCTTCACCATCATACAGTCCCATTGCCATTGCTTTAGCTTCAACTCCGGCCTGGTTCAAGTTTACACCCAATCGCTTCAACGGCTCAGTCTCGCCTGAAAGTCCAGACCGCAGTGCATTCAGCACGTCTTCTGGATTCATGTTGTTGAATGATGCGAGGTCAGCGGCCAGTGTTACCAGCCCAGTCGACATTTCAGTGCTCGCATCAGTGCTAATTCCCATCGCTCTGAAGAGGTTGCCGTATGTGCCTGCCGCGGCCAGTGCTTGATTCTGGGTCATGCCCAAAGCCTCAGCAGCTGTCTCGCCGAACGCAAGCACCTCTTCCGCAGAGTCCTCAAACACGACATTTACTTTAGAGATAGTTTCAGAGAGGTCGGAAGCTGGTCCAATTGTACCGGCGATCGCAGCAGTCGCAGCTCCTACAACAGCTACTGCACCTGCCACGCCAGTTGCAATTGCGCCGCCCAGTCCTTTTGCGATTGAACTTCCCGTGCTCTTTGATTTTGACTCTGCTTTGTCGAGCCCCTGATTCAAGTCCTTAGCATCAACACCAAGGGAGACAAGCAAACTCATGAGAGTGTTTCCGCCACCTGCACCTATCATGCCTCACTCCTCAAGTCTTCGCCTCCAAGGGCCACTGTAATCATCTCAGCTATCATCATCATTTGCTCCACTGTCTGACCCTTTTGCTCAAACTTAGGTATGAACTCTTCTATGTCATACGGTTTGGTGCCCTTCTTTCTGTTTACATCTGCAACTGTCTTAGCTGTAACCGCATGGCCGTAGTAATCTGCACGAAGTCCAAATGGCTCAATCTCATAAAAGCACATCCACTCTGTCAACTCTTTGCTTGATACACGGTCAAGCAGTTCAGCAACAGTGCACCCGAGTTTCAGCGCTAAGCGGAAGCAGAATCTTCGAAAGGGTTTTCTTTCAAACCCTCCGAAAGCTCTTTGACATCTGCATCCGTGATCCCGCTTAGCCGTTGTGCTACTATGAACACTTTACTCAACTCTACTGCAGACTTCTCGCCAAGTGCTTGAACATCAGCCTCATTGAAAAGACGGGTACCCGACTCATCGCAGATGGTCAAAGCGCACAACTTAGCGCGGATGTTTGAGAGGTTCAGGTTCTGAGAGCTGCCTTTGAATTGTATGACAGATGATTCAAACCTATCACGCTCAGCACCTGTCATGCCCCGAACCCAGACCTCACCTCCCCATGCTTTCACCTTTTCTTTACGGATGTCCGATGCACCTAAAATATCATCTCTGTTCAGAGTCTTCATTGTCCTTCTCACTTTCTTCGAGCAACTCAACTAGTTTATTTGCCTTGTCTATAGGCACCATTTTTTCTATCACGACAATCAGCACTGAATCTACTTCTGCAATCAGTCTGACAGACCGTACCCCGACGGGACTTTCACCTATTACATTTAGCAGTGCAAGTCCAAACTTGTCGCCGCGGTAAGCAACCATGCTACACCAGGGTAGGCTTTCCCGTGATCTTCAAAGTCACGCTAGCGGTCAGTGAACCATCATGCGGCATGCTGGGTTCAAACCCAACAACAAATGCGGTGAATGACCAGACTGATGCCGCGGTGTCAGTGAACGTGATTGAGTAAGTAGTGCTTGTTCTGCTGGTCATATCATACAGCAGACCACCAGATGCATTCTTGTGTGTCGCGGCAGCGGGATCGTAGATGAGGTCAAGGGTAACCTCACCAGAACGCAGGATTGTCGCAACAACCTCTTCCCAGGCCTCAGTCGAGTCATGTGAAGTTACGTCTTCCGTGTCAAGCGAAAGACCGGGTCCAGAGATGTTTGTCACTGCAGCAATTTCGACAGCACCTCTTTTGAACTTAGTACCATAAGCAGCGTATTTACCCATCTTTCATCTCCTTATACGATGGTCGGTTTTCCCGAGATTTTAAGTGCAACACTTGCTGTCAGCGCCCCATCATGCGGTGCTGATGGCTCAAATCCTGTTACGTAGGCTGGGAACGACCAAGCCGACGCATTTGGAAACGTCAGTGTAAAGAACCCAATCTTGCGATTTTCTTTGTAGTCAATAAGACCAGCAGCGGCTGAGTGTGTTGCTGCAGCTGGGTCATACACAATGTCAAGAGATATATCTCCAGTTCTGAGAATCGTGGCCACAACCTCTTCCCACGCTTCTGGGCTGTCATGGGTAGTTACATCCTCAGTGTCCATTGAAAGACTGGGTCCTCCAATGTTTGCCACCTGTGCAATAGTTGCAGCTGCAACTCCTGCGGTAGTATCATTGGATGTGGTGTTGTCCGTAAGCCCTGTGCACGTGTCATTTGCTACACTGATATTCAAGTTCGCCACATTAGCGAGCGCAGTCAACGCTGTTAGTGTTACATAAGGACCGGTTCCGCCTACAGCATACTTAGCCACAATGTTAGCTACTAAGTTCAAAGCAGTGCGGATCTTCTCAGCCACCATGTCCGCTGTATCATTTAGCAGTACAGCAACACTGGTTGAGATTGGACTTCCCGTCATTCCGGTTGCAGTGACAATCACTGTAGCATTCCCAGGACTGGTGATTGTGCCAACTACCGTAGCAGTTTCAACCTGCCTGGTGCCCACTGAGAGTGAAGTGCCATAGGCTGCATATTTTGTCATTACTCCTCCTGCCAAATGAAGTAGTCAGCAATAACCCGGTGCATGTCTACTTCTGGATTATACTCTGGAATTTCATTATCGACAAGTGCCGCTCTGATTACAACAGCATTAGGTGCAGTTCCAATGGACCCAGTCTTGCCGTTCAGTGCAGCCCTGAGCTGGTCAGCAATTGCTTTAGCTGAACTGTAGGTTGTTGCCCAGCAGTCAAACTGCATTCTGACTTTGGCCAAATCCCCAGTTGCACCAACTGATTGATGGGTCAACATTCTGGGTGTGTCCATCCGCTGATAGGTCATGCAAGGTAATGTAGCTCCCTGAGGAATGCGGAAGGGGTACACCCGAGTTCCTATCAACGCAGTCAATCCCGCGTACGCGGTCAGGTACGACTTAAGTCCCTCTTCAAGAGTTGTCATAATGACTGCCTGACTCCTTCAGCAACGGCGGCGCCGACCGCTTGCTTGATTTCATCCATGTGGTCATCTACCGCTGGACGCATATATGGCCTTGCAGGTATGTGAACTGCATTTGCAAACACGCGCTGACCTGCTTCATTTACCCATGACAGCATCTTAGCCTTGATGGGTCTTATGATACCGCCAAGCTCGTGAATCCTACCATACACCACAGTAGGTCCGATGTCAACAGTACATGAGGTGTTGGACTTCTTTTGGACCTGGACCACAATTCTTGAAAGTCCCCTAGTCCCGTGCACATTCTTGAAAGTCCGCTGGATGTTCAAAATGGCGTTGTTCCTAATTACCTGTCCACCAGCCATTGCAGCATTCTCGAGTGTCTTCTCGCGGAGTGACTTCTTAATGTCCTCGATGTGATTCTCGAGCACGGTCACTTTCATCCCGCTGCTCATAGGTCGATCCTCTTCAGCAGAACCCTGATCCCACTGGGTCCTCGCTGAACCGGGCCTACAATCTCATAGGTGAGGGGAGTGGTGAGGATTTCACCGAAGCGCTTCGTGATTCTAATCTTATCCTTCACATCAACTGAAGTAGTAATTGGAAGTCGCAGAACTGCGTCATATTGAAGGACGGTGCTATCCGCACCACGCCGCTCACTACCAGGTCGCATGTCAAGTCCGCAATTAATTTCAGCGCTATCAGTGGGCCAAGTTTCAACCTGTTCATTGTAGGTGTTTGGAGTTACAGTACGGTGCTGAAACACACAAGTGTCCATCATGTGCCCTTCTTGCACATTTCGCATGTACTCTAACTCATCATCAGTGAATGCATAAGTCGCTGTCACTAATCACGAACCTCCGGCAAGTTAGCAATCCATGAGGGCCTGTTTGAAAGTTCATCTGGTTCATCGGGCTTTTTGATGAGCTTTATGTTCTTTACACTTCCACGGCTGCGGTAAAACTTCGCCATTTGCATAGCATGTCCGTGTAGCTGTGACCTGCTGTAAGTGCCGCCATCAGCTGAAAAGTCAAACATTCCGGAGATTGCAGCAGCCTTCTCTTCCCAGAGGTCAGCGGCTGCGTAATTCAAGTTGTAAGTGGGGATCCAATTGGTGTTGAATGTCTTTACTGGCGTAGTATTAGTTGTAGTCCAGTAGTACGGATCAATGCCAAGTTCATCCATGAGCGGGTACTTTTCGATGGCGGCTTCAATGATGTCATCGGTGTATGTTTCATCCGTTGGCTCATTCACCATCCTGCGAACACTGGTTATCATATCAGCTGATACAGTCATACATCGCTCCTTTGAAAACCGCCTGCCTGGTTGCCAAGCAGGCGGTTAGCTCCAACCTCATAGAGGTCATTCGACGCGGATGTACTTGATGTACAGCTTAGCGACGCAGTCCTCAGCGGATGCAGCCGCGGTGGTAAAGGTCAAGAACTCCGCAGCACCCCAAACTCCGGCCGTCAAAGCGCCATCTTGGGTTACAGCGGGATGAAGTCCCATCCACCAAGTTCCAGCGCCGCCATTCAAGGGCAGTGCCCCGTGCAGAGCAGCGTCGTCCACGCCAGACGCGGCCAAACCTACATTCATTGTGGCAGCGGCGGTTGACGGGGTGTCTAGGTAGAAGTAACTCTCAGTCACCAGAAGGTCGACACCTTCGGGGTTGAGGATGTTACCCTGGAGCCCAATTGCAGCCTCACCAACGAAGTCAACAATCAGCGCACCTGAACCAGCATCAAAATTGATTTCAGCAGTCATCAGCTCATCTCCTCACCAGCGGGTGCTGGTTTTTTCTTAGGTTTTACAGCGGGCGCGGCAGCCTCCGGGACCACCTCGTGGTCAGCAGCTTTGTCTTCGTCGACTATCCATCCTTCTGCTATGAGCAAAGGGATGACCCGTGGTTCAAAAGTACCTTCAGGAATCTCCTCGCCTTTGTGGACAAGAACATTCTTACGGTTGAAAGTTCGGACGGCGCGTAATTTCATATTACACCATCACAAACACGACGCCAGCGGACGAGTTCCACGCTGAGTCAAAGTCGCAGGTGTTTAGGTCCAGCACGGTGCTAGACCGAGTTAACGCTGGCAAAGTGGCTTCCCTGGTTCCGCCCAACGTAGCAGCGAATACCAGTGAATCAGCAGGCAGCAAGTACGGAAGACCAATCAGGCTTCCAACACCCACTGTGATTGTGTCATTTCCGCCGCCGATTACCCAACCAACCCCAGTTACGGAGGTGACGGTTTTGAATGCCTTAGCACCCGCAACTGTCACGCCTGCATTCGGCGTAAGCGTTTCAGTGATCACATTGCCGGCGATGTCAGTACCAACAATCACGATGGTGCCGTTGGTGTCTTCAGCATCTACCGCAGTCTGAGTGACTGTGATATTGCGTGGAACATCAGGTTGAGCAGCGATGGTGTACGCGCCCACTTTCATGTTCGCACTTGTTACAATCCTGTCAACATCGTCTACGACTGGGCTGCCAAGCGCGAACTCCAGAATGGAGTGCACTTGGGCCAAGGTACCAGGTACCTCAGTCTGTGCCCTCCACTCCCAAGCAAACTTCATAGGGTAAAAACCCATGTCATCCTCCTTATGCGGTCATGAAGGCAAACGGGAAGCGGGTCGCGGCATTCTGATTCATCCGATTGATGGGATTAGGCAGAGCGAAGCCGAGGCGCATTACCGCTCGCAGAGCAACCATGTCCTGTTGAGCCAGGTTGTACACGATATTGCCCGCGTTGTCCTGGATCACCGCCTGGTCAAGTACCTTGTAGGTGATGTCCTGGCGCATCGCGTAGATGAGCTGGTTCCACTCGCCCGCGATCATCAGTGCAGTGGCCGGGTTGATTGAACCGTCATAGGTGAATGAGATGGGTGAACCATCCAGGTCATACCTTGTTGCATCCTGCATGTTGACTTTGAAGATAGGTTCACCGCCAACAGCACGGGTGTTCCGCAGGATCCCCTTCATTGAGGGATGTGCGAGGTTCCCAGTGATAGCGTAACCATCTGCCTCAACCAGCATGTAGAGGCCATCAACTCCAGCGGCAGTCTCACCAAGAATGGCTTCATACGCATCAGCGTAAGCGGCCAGGGAAATGGTGTGACCAGCGGCGGTTGATCCAGCCATGAGGCCAGCGGCCCCGAGGTTGACGGTCCAAGAAGCAGGGATGTTGGTACCGAAGAGCACGGCCTGGGCAATTGCCAACTCAAAGGCATTTACGAGCTCAGGTTGAACCTGGCCCCAAATGTCATAGTTGGCATCATCAAGCACGGCTTGCGGGATGGGAACGATGACTGCGAGCTCTTCCGCATCAATAAAGCGGTTGGCCCACGCGACATCAGTTGTCTGTTTCAAACCAGTGTCGCCAGTAACAAAATATGCAGTGGCAAGTGCGTTCATAACCGGCAACCGTTGCTGATTGCGTGCCATGTTCGGAAGTCTGCGAGCCATCTGCATAATGGGATTGCCGCCCGCGACCTGGTTGAGGATGGCGTTTGACACCTCTTCCGGGATCAGCGATGCAGCATCAGCACGAGTAATTGCATCATTGAAAGGCATGTCTTATCTCCTTATATTGCGCCGGCTTTCTGCCGGATGATTGTGTTCATATCCTGCGCCTTTGGGGGCGAGGTGGTGCCATTACCTGCAGTCCCGCGAGGGGCCGCAGTGCCGAACAGCTCAGGTGCAGCTTCCTTGACTGCATTCCAGTCCGGTGCTCCACTTCTCGTGAAGAGGTTTTCTGCAACCGCGAGCGCGTAAGCTGCCTTAGGATTGCGGCACCCTATCTCAGGGCGGAGTGCATCCTCAAAAAAGGCGGCACGCTTTTCAATTGCTTCAACACGACCCAGTGCTTCCTGCAGGGACTTTTCAGCTTCACTGCCCCGCTCCACTTTCTTGAGCGCGTCATTTAGCTGACTTTTGTAACTGTCCCGCTCATCCCTGGTTGCTTTGACGGTGTTCCTAAGTCCGGCCACGTGCTCGCCGTACATCTTCTTGACACCATCATCCTGGGTGTCTAACCAAGCTTCGAAGCTCTCCGGCTGGTTAGCACCCTGCTCGGGTTGCTGGGTCTGAGTAGTCTGGTCCGTGCTGGTAGTACTATCATTTTGGTCTGGCATCTCGCTTCTCCATTCTGGCCTTCTCGGCCACCTTGTTTACATTATAACACCTTTGCACCGCATTAGCACGCTTTCTGTTGAATTTGACAGCGGATCAGCTGGATCACGTGGATCACCTTTTGTATTAAATAACACTCTCTAAAATTATTTTGTAATTGTATTTAATACAAATTGATGAAAAGGTGATCCAGCTGATCCGTTTCAAGCGGGCCTGCTCTTCTGCGTGTTCTTAGGTGTTTCAGCATGTATGATCACCTTCATTATTTCACGCAATGTCATTTTATTGTAGTCCGGTTTTTGTTTTACCATATATTCAGTCCTTTCAATAAGTTTATCACCGCATTCACCTGCTTCTTTGCATTTGTGCTATCCACATCGCAAGCACGGGATACTTCGCTTGCCCATTTGTTCACATCAGAATCATAACATGTCATCACCATAGTAAACTGCTCACCCTTTTTGTTTTGCGCGTATGAAGCGTGGGGAAAGAGTGATGGTGGACTGTAATCCCGCTGTAATCCATTATTTAACACCTTATTTCGCCAAGTCAACGTGTGGATGTACTCATGGTCTTGTATAGGTGTTCCAATAAACTCATGATAAATGTACATATTATGAGTTCTGCTGTACGCAGACCCCATTTTTGCTTGAGCTAAATTATCAATAATTCCAATATTGAACTCATCAGACATTATTACATCTTGTAACTCACCTCCTCGCAAAGCACTCATTGTTCTATATCTATCGTCTATAGGTTCTAATGCTTTGAGGCCAGCGGGCATATTTGCAATACGGGCTCTTATTGCAGCTAATTCCGCAGTAGACGGAACGCGCTCACCCATGCTTGGATTAGCGAAAGTAGTGATCGGCGGAATATATCTATTGCCTGCTACACGTATAATTGTAGTTGAGTCTGCATCTGAGAAAATGTTGTATCTCTGCCTCAGTGACTTCAGGCTCAACACCGCTGGAGCCTCTCCCCAGACTTTGTCATGTGACATTGTGGCAAACTGGTTGAATTTCACCTGGCCCGACTTCCATAAGTCGAACCTCGTATTGCCCATCACCTGTCTCTGCTTCTGTTCATCCAAACCCTTGAACCACTTCTCCCCATGTTCCCACTGAGGCGGAGGCACGCCTTTTACCTTAGCTAAGATGTTACACATCCCGCGCGGGTGGTCTGACATCTCATCACTCTTGTTGTACTTGGTCCCATCAAGGATGATGCAGGCCAAGCACGCTGTTGCCTTGTTGGCCATCCTTATGTAGTACTCAACCACCGGGGTGCTTCGGTATTGCTGAATGGTACCCTCACGGTAAGCACGGGACATCTCGGTCTGGGCAATCAAGAGAGCACGGTCGGCTCCCAGGCCGAAGTTCTTTACCATGTTCTCTGCTACTTGACCAGGCAAAAAGCCCCGTGCCACGCCCTCAATAAGTGCGGTTGTCAGCCCATCAACAGCGGTTGGGTAACTTGCTTCAAGAAGGTTGTGCAGCGGTTTTCCCTGCTGAAGGATGGCAGACATGCTCTCAACACCGCGGATGTCAGTCCGCTCCCAGAACGGGGATAGCGCGCCTATTGACTTGTATTGTGTTTCAATAAGACCGTTTGCCGCATCAACACCCAAGACATAAGCATCCAACTGTGAGGCATTGATTAGGCTTTCCGCGGACTTGGTGAAAGCAGTGATCCGGTCCTCTGCCTGCTGAATCAGCCTGCGGTACTTCTCCTCTTTCCAGAGCATCTGCTGTGTAATCACCTCGCCAGCATCCCGTTTTGCTGACATGATATACGCAAGTTCAGACATTTCCGCTTGAAGGTTGTCTTCAATGAGGATCCACTGCTTCACAAGGTCCCGCATTGTGTCAGCCTCGCGACCTTGCATTAGCTGTCGGTACTCATTGACTGCTTTTTCAATGTCTGAAGGCATTCATCGTCCTTCTACTACACACTTAGATTGTCATGCACGGTGAACCGGGTTTTGACAGAGTAGAACTTTCCGGCTGGGATCTCCACATATCCCTGCATCTGCCAAGTACCGGCCAAATCAATGTCTCCAGCAATCCCAACATACTTCATCTTTCCGTCAGAGCCATCCGTAACTAAGACAGCGGTTTTGGCCATCTTGGTGCCGGCGGGATCTTTGAAGTAGATTTTCATAACTGTAGCAAGCCCAATCGGCACGGGAGTTACTTCATCATTCTCAACAACCGTGACCTCAAAGATAGTGCCAACATCGCCTACATGGATAATGGTATCTGTCATAATTCCTCCAACTCGTCATATCTGTCGCTTACCAGTTTATTGATTATGCCCTTTGCCGAGACTTTCAAGTTAATCATAACAGATTCCGCTACGCTCAAATTCAGGACTTGCAAAGCGGGTACTTCCATAGCCATTACGCCAACTGCTTCTACCGACCTGTTCATCACAAGGTTTACTCTAAATACTTCGGCATGCCTTTGACCGATTGCGCCCCAATAACCACCGCCCCAGTAAGACATTCCCCAATAGTTAGAAGTCTGTACGTAATCCATTACGTCAAATCCAAAGTGATGTTATCCCTATCACCTGTTGCTAAATCAACCGTAGCAACGATCCTGTCTGTTGTGTCGTCAGGGTCGCGGAAGGTTAGCGTGCCCGTTCCGCCGCCGTCCAGCTTACCTGCCAGCGCCGCGTTGAGAATTTTAAGCGAGTCCTGCACCGTCATTGTGCCATCCGCCACAGCCGCTAAAATGTCGGCCGTGCTTATGCCTGTGTAATCGCTAATTGTCTCTGATGGAACGGCTTTTTGATTCTTACCACCGAATGTAGTAGCGGTCGTATGCCCTGCAATCGCTTCATCCCACACCGCGTCAGCAACGTCCTCCGCGCTCGTTCCACCCGTCAATGCATTTGCATCTACCTGATTCGCAACGGTGAATGTCAACTGGTCAGTTTTTAGTTTGATCGCGTCCACCACTGTATCCACGATTGCGAGATTCTCTAATACAAGTGTCAAATCCGTATTGAGTTGTCTTAATTTGTAAGCTGAATAGACACTCCCCGTTGCGTTCTGACCGACGAACCACAGTGCGTAATCCAGATCGTAATCGCCGGCAGAATTGTCTACCGTGAATGTGTCAGATTCCCAAGTGTCTGTGCTATTAGTCATGGTGAAGGTGTCAACCGGAGCAGCGCCTGCCAGCGGATTGCCAATGCTTGCCATGAGATATACTCTCGGTAGGTATGCCATACTTGTGCTCTTCCGAAGCTGTACCTCAATAGAGTATATTTGACCCGCCGGTACAGTAAATTTTTTGTACCAAAACGCCGGATATGTCGCCGATTCCAGCGCATGAGCACACGCCTGCGTGTACCCGTCCGGCTTGATTGCGGTTTGCGACGTGACCACACCACCCTTGCACCAGGCTTTGACCGCTCCGTCTACCGCATCGTGGTTATCGGATTGCAGGCTCTGCCAACGATTCGTTATGTCTGTGTATAAGTAGTGCTCCGCCGCAGATGTCAGTCCGGTATTGTAAAGCCTGCCGGTTGAAGTTCGAATATCAAAATAGTTGCCATTGAATGAACCACCGGAGATGGATACAGACATACAATTATATATACCTATATAATTTCCAATAAATGCCCCACCGGAGATGAATGCATATGAACAGTTGTATAGACCGGAACCACTTCCACTGAATGAACCGCCGGAGACGGATATGGATGCGGAATTATTTAGGCAGACGTTGCTACCACTGAATAAACCACCGGAGACAAACGCGGATGCACAATTGTTTATACCGCTGTCATTTCCACTGAATGAACCACCGGAGATAGATACGGATGTACAGCTATTTAGAACATTGTAATTTCTACTAAACGCGCCCCCAGAGATAGCCGCATAATGACATGAGTCGAACATGGTTTTGTTCACACCATACCACATACCGCTGGCAATCATTAATTTTGTTCCGGTACTACCGACTTGGTAGATTGTTCTTGAGCCTGTGCCAACCGTTATGATTCTGATATTACGTGTAATCAGGCTGACTAACGCCCCCTTGCTTTTAGCCGCTGTCAGTCCAGCAGTTACGGTAATGGTTCCTGCCGCAATGCCGCCCGTGGCGATGATCCTCTCTTCTGATTCCTGCCCTTTGTTAATATCGTCTATCCTGATTATGTCACCTGCCGCCCAAATATCCCCCGTCACATCAGTATCAACGGACAGCTCGGTCTGTCCAATCGCTTCATCCGCCGACAGTTTGATACTGGTATACGTTGGTTCTGCGCCATACACGGTCATGGTCAAGCCTGACACTCCATCCACATACCAGTCAGCAGCACCAGTGACCGTGTGCTTCGACGCAAACGGTATTGGCGCGCCGCTTGTGCCAATATTCCAGGTGCCGGCGCCGACGACGCTTGCCCCCGTCTTGAGGAACAAACAGTATGATCCAGCTGCTGTGGTATGAGTGAGCGTGCCGGTTATAGTCACCTTTACGCCTGTCACAAAAGCACTCTGATTTGCGTCAAACTCAATTACGTGCCCGCTGGCAATAACGACATCATCCCCATCCACAGGTACGCCTG